GCAACACCAGTGCCTATGCCTAAAAAACCTTTACGCGGACCAGATGCTATCAAAGAATACCAACGTCAAGTATCACCTAAAGGTGTTAAGAAAACTGAATCAGGCGCCAAAAAAGGCCTTGATAAGAAGTATCCAGGATTGTACAAGAAGTAAGGAACCCCATTGCTATCAGTCAAAGAAGTTGACGCGAAGTTATCGCGCCTACGCTCACGCTCTGCAGCGCGAGATCAACGTATGCGCGATGTGCTCTCGGTGCGTCAAGGAGATATCTCCAAGGTATTTCCTTCAATGTTTTCAGAGGACTATCCAAAGCCTCTGGTTGCAAACTTCATTGACGTAGCAGCGCGTGACTTAGCAGAAGCAATGGCACCACTGCCATCCTTTAACTGCTCAGCAACTAATATGGTTTCAGATGCAGCTCGCAAAGCGGCAGATACTAGAACTCGTATTGCTAACTTCTATGTTTCAAACTCTGATCTACAGCTACAGATGTATACCGCAGCAGACTGGTATAACACCTATGGTATGTGTATCGGTATGGTCGAGATGGATTACGATGACAACAACCCACGTATCCGTATGCTCAATCCATTTGGAACTTACCCAGAGTTAGATCGCTATGGTCGCACCTTATCTTTGACTCAGGTTATTATCAGCGATGCTGAGACGTTAGCTGCCCAGTATCCAGAGTTCTACGAACAAATCCTTGGTAGAAACAACTACCAACTAGGTTCTCCTTATGTCTCAATGGTTAAATACCACGACAAAGATCAAGACTTGCTTTACTTACCAGAACGAAAGAACCTAGTACTATCACGTACTCCTAACGTTCTTGGTAAGTCTATGGCACGTACCGTGATGCGTTCATCTTTAGATGGCGAAGCACGCGGTCAGTTTGATGATGTGCTCTCCGTTCAGCTTGCTCGTGCTCGCTTTGCGATCTTACAGATCCAAGCAGCAGAGAAATCTATCCAAGCACCTATTGCTATTCCACAAGATGTTCAGGAACTTGCCCTCGGCCCTGATGCCATTATGCGTTCTGCTAATCCGCAAGGCATCCGCCGTGTTCCATTAGAACTTCCCGCTGGAGTATTTACTGAATCCGGTGTATTAGAACGTGAACTTCGTATGGGTGCTAGGTACCCAGAGTCACGTTCAGGTAACATTGACGCATCCGTTGTTACAGGTCGTGGAGTCCAAGCGCTACAAGCTGGCTTCGATACACAGATCAAGGCAGCACAAGCACAGTTTGCTAGATTGTTTACCGAACTTGCCTCACTTTGCTTTGAAGCAGATGAGCAAATCTTTGGTGGAATCCCTAAGACTATTAAGGGAACCGATGACGGTACACCTTATGTACTTAAATACAGTCCATCTCGTGATATTAAAGGCGAGTATGGCGTAGATGTACGCTACGGAATTATGTCTGGTATGGATCCTAACCGTGCCATCATTGCTTTACTACAAATGCGTTCAGACAAACTTGTTTCTCGTGACTATGTACGTCGTGAAATCCCTATGGATCTAAATGTTACTCAGGAGGAACAACGTGTTGATATTGAAGAAATGCGTGATTCTCTGCGTGTTGCTGTTGCACAGTATGCTCAGGCGATTCCGGCTCTCGCGGCGCAGGGGCAAGACCCTTCCGAGATTATCAGCCGTATCGCAACTGTTATCCAAGGTCGGCAAAAGGGCCAAGCACTAGAGAACATTATCGAAAAAGCATTTACACCAGCACCAGAGCCAATGATGCCACCACAGATGCCAGGTATGCCTGGCGCAGAACAGATTCCAGCAGCAGGTGCGGCCTCCGCCCCTGCCTCGCAGCAACCTCCAAATCCACAAGGCGGTATGGCCCCTGCTGCTGGTCAAAAACCCGATATAGCCCAACTACTAGCTGGTATTACCGGCGCCGCATAAAAAAGGAGGAGGTGTAATATGAATAAAGGATCACGTGCAGCAGCACCTATGTCAATGCCAACTGAAGGTAAGAAGGATACTTCTAAGCCAGCAGGACCAGGCAAGGTAGTACCATCAATGATGCCAGCAGGACGTAAAGGCAACGCAGTTAAAAAAGGATAAATTTTTTATAGGAGGTGTACTGGGTGAGCAACAATAAGATTCCTCGCCCAGTGCGCCTTTCTGATTTTCTAGTAATACTTACAGGTTTTATTCACAACATAGCACAAACATTTGAAGCTATGACAGGTGAACTAATGGAACTATCCATTTACCATTCTAACCAAAAGACGGAAACTATCCGTGCTTGGGAAGATATGTCCGCAGATTTAGAAAAGTTAGGAGAAGAAACAGATGGCTGAACCAATGAATCCATTGGCCGGAGTTTCAGGTCCTGGCAAATACGCAGTTAGAACAGATAAATTAAGTATGGGTTCTACAGCATACGGCGAAGGCGTAGAGACATCGGCAATTAAGTCAGGTGCTCCGCTTTCAACAACTCCAGATCAACGCCCAATGCCAGCCGCTGAAGTACGCGAAGCTGCACTGGCGCCAGTAACAGGTTTATATGATCCATCTTCACGCCCAGGCGAAGCAGTAACTTCTGGTATTGATATGGGCGCAGGCTCAGGATCTTCAGCTTTAATGATGAAGAAGAACACCGTTAAACTTTCAGATTCTCTAGTACAACTATTGCCTTTTGACACCACCGGTGAGATCGCAGTGTTATACCAAGAAGCGCTAGCGCAAGGTAACTGATGGCTGATAATGTTAAAGCAGCAGCGCTAGCCGCAAACCTACAAGGTGAATCAAAGAAGCAAGTTGACGATATGGTCAAGGCTCTCTTTGTCCATAAAGAATTATCTAACTTACCAGCTGATGTTGCACAAGCAAAGTATTCTAAATTGCCACCAGACCAACAAGCAGATATTGTTAAAAAATTTGGAACAGAAGATCCTATTACTAAACCATCTCGTGGTTGGTTTGGAACTGCTTGGCATTATGCAGCAACACGTAACCCAATTACACTTGCGTTTAAGGGTGCCATAGAATTATCTGATCTTGCTACACGTACTTATCGTGCTATTGCTATTCCAATGTCTCAAGGCGAGATTGGCTTTGCTTGGGATCAAGCTAACGATAAAGGCGATAAGGTATACAACGAAGGCCGTATTGAAAAGGCTAAGTCAAAGTATGGCCAAGACGCAGTTGATATTGCTATGCGTATTAAGTCAGGCGAAGATATAGGCAAGTTATTTGCTACCGCTACTCCTGGACAACAGAAGTACATTATGCTTGCTGATCCTAATAACAAGGTCATACCAGGCGTAGACGATATTGAAGAAGAACGTGGACTATTTAATGACGTTCTATCTGAAGTAGATCGTGCTAAGTTTTCACCAGGACGTCAGTTAGCTAACGCTATTCTTCCTGAAGAACTTGAGAAAAACGGATTAGCCTACGGTTTAGTATCTGGCAGCGTAGATACAGCATTTCGTTTATTTGCAGACCCGCTTGTTGTAGCATCTAAATTAAGATCTCTATATGTAATTGGTAAGTATTCTTTAGATGTAATGGCTAAAGGCGAAAAGGTAATTGAGTACTTTGCTAAGCCAACTACTGTTGCCTTCTGGGATCAATACGGAACTGCCTTGGCTAAATATACCGGACTACAAAAGTCCAATAGCAATGGAAAAGAATTAGTAGAAGCGCGTGATGATCTTAAAAGACTAGCACCTGAGTTTGGTCAAGAAGTAATTAGAGTACTTCAAAAGGCTGAAGTAGTAGATGCTAATACTGCAAAAGGTTTTTTACTAAACACAGAAGAAGCTATTAATCTATTAAAAGGATCCGTCGGGCGCAAGCGCGTAATACTTCCTCGCTTAGATTTACAACGTAAAACACGTATAGCAATCGTTACAGGCGCTGATAGAGTTATTAGTATTGATAAATATGCTCCTAGAATTATGGATGACCTATATGGTCAACTATCAGATACAGATGGAATCCTTAAAACACTTTCTGAAGATAGTACGATTCTTGGCGAAAAGGTAAAGCAATCTCAAGATCTAAAGAAGTTTGTA